GCCGTTTGCGGGTCGGCCTGTGCCTGGGGTGTCTGTGCGGGAATTGACGCACCAGCCCCCTCCTGCGGTTTCTCGTCCGGTGCGGGTTGCGCTGCCGTTACTTGGATGGGGAGCAATTTGCCCCGGTCGTCGCCGATGGGCTGCAACTGATAGAACTTCTGCCGAATCTCGTCCACCGTGCCGACCTGGGAGAATGCCGCTTGCTCTTGCAGTTCCAACGCCCGGTCTGTGATGCGGATGTCGTCAAACTCTGCACGAAGGTTCGGACCATAGGCGGGGAGAACGTCGTTTGTGAACTTCTCGGCCACGGCCACCATTGCGGGCCAAACGCCCAATTCAATGAAGGTGCGCTTGCCGGATAGGGCGTTGGCTTCCGTGGCGTTGATGGCTAGAATACTGTCCAGCCCAGGCGCAAACATGCTGAATATCTCGGAGCGGTTGGCGTTGCGGGCGTTGAGAAATTCCATGTCCTTTTGAGACATTGCCATGTTGACCCATTCCACCCCGCCTTTGCCCACGTTGCGAAGCATCATGAGCGAACGTTTCACGCCGCCGTGTTCTTTGCGGATGTCTGCCCGCATACGCTCCCAATCCGCATCCATGATCGGGTCAGCGAAGGCCAGAGCGCCGGGGACTTTGGCGTTGTCCTTGTCGAAAAAGTTCGTATTCCAGCGGGTCATTGCCATGTCGCCCACGGCCACGGTGGCCAGGGCCTCGATGGGGGACATGCCTAAGAATGAGTTAAGGGGGTTGAACTTCTTGAAGTGTGCGACCTCGTGCAATTCAAGGGGGATCTCTTGCCCGTCGCCCGGCTCGTAAATGTATCCCCGCAAATATAGATTCTTGTCGGGAACGGGCCGGATCTTGTGGCTAGGGATAATCCACATCTCGGACGGTTCCACGTTAGCCGATGGCCGATTCAGCCACACGTAAGCGTTTCCGGTCAGCGCACGGTAGGAGAACACCGATTCTAGGAATTCATAGCGGGATTGTAGCGGGTTGGGTCGGTCTAGCAGTTTCTCGAAGGGATGGTTGATCTCTGCGTTTTCGTCCTCACCCTCCAACCGCACCACGTTTAGCGCCGTTGTCGCCGCTGTGCTGGCCACCGCATGGACGGCAATTTGCACCCAGGACAAACGCTGGTATAGCTTGCTTTGCGCCCGTGGCATTCCCAGGGTGGGCATGTCGTACTCCGCCTCCACCGCCGCGGACAATTGCCAGGGGGCGGGAGCGGGAGCGGCGAGCGGCTGAGTTTTTGTGTCGCCGAAGAAATCGGCCAATCCATCAAATAGGCTCATGCGAAGTCCACCAGTGAAGATGCTTGAATACCCGTATCCAGGTACATAATTGCATAGCGTAATGCGTCCATGCCATGATCCCCGGTCTTGATTGGCTCTTCCTTAATCGGTTTCCCGTCTTGACCCTTGGGCCAACTGTAAGACGTGAATTCGTCAAGCGTGCTGTGAGGTAAGCCGTCCGGTAAAGTTGTGTCTAACTCAACAAGCGAATCCCGCATGTAGTAAAAACGAGGCTTGTCGTCACCCGCTTTGTTCAGGCGTTGCATAACCATTTGAATACCTACCGTTTTCGACTTGTTCGCCGCTCTGGTAGAAATCCCGTAACGGTGCATTGTTGCCCGGTCCTCTGCATCATGGTCTGCTAGTGTAGTCTCAAATGATTCGTTGACACTCAGTGACAAGATGTGCGCTGTGTGGTCTTCTACCAGCGTTTGTGTCTTGTAGATTTCCCGATAGATGTACGCTCGGCCATCGCTATCAAGTGCTATCCACAGACAGACAAAGGGATTCGTAAAGCCAAAGTCAACAACTCGGATTCTGCGCCAGTCTGCCGGGATGGGGAACGAGTCAATAACGTGAAGCTCGTCCCGGAAGTTATCGTAGACAGCGCCCTCTGCCTGTATCCATTTGCCTAGATTCAGCCTATCTCCCAAAACGCCAGTCAGTTTTTTTAGCGTTGACAGATAATCGGCTGGATTGTACGTGTTGTCTTTTGCTTTGCTGTAATAGACTTTCGCCCCGCCCGCATCCATCAGCCGCCGCTTAATCCAATGTGACGGGGAATCCGGGTTCGTTGACAAAATGATTTGTCGCCACCCTGCCGCCGTTCCACGCATCCGCCCCAGCACTTCGTTGTAGTCGTCCTCGGTAAAGCGGTTGGCTTCTTCCATCCAACAAATATCAATGCCGCCATCCTGCCCGATGCTTCGGATCTGTTCTCGCTGTTGATCGTCACTCATGCCACCATAGGCGAGAATTGAACCGTTAGCATATTCAAATCGTAGCTTTGACGGATAGTGCCTGACGTTCGGATCGTTACCGACAATGGCTTTGTCGAAAAATAGGACCGTGCTGTTTGTCATACTCTGGCGAGACTTGCGCATCATGACAGCCATTGCGCCGGGGTACTTCTTGCAAAATGCGTGTATCTTTTCGGCGGCTGTTCGTGACTTTCCGCCCCCTGCACTGCCTGTCAGCAGGATGGCCGCAGTCTTGTCCCGCATGGGCGCAAGTTGCCACGGTAGCGGGATGTAAGGCGCTATGATTTCGTTATTCGGGTTCGCCCTCTTCATCATCCCAATCATCTGGGCTGAAGATGGCATATCCCTTGACAGGTTGACCGCCGCTTGTGACATCTACCCTCTCGATATGTTCGCCAGATAATTCAAGAGATAGTTTGATGTGATTAAAACTACCTTTGACCGCTTCCCGCCTCAGCGCCCCGTAAATGTCTGGCAGATCGTCAGATAGGAATTTTCGAGCCAGGGCAGTAACTGCGTCCTGAAAGCCGTCAAGTTTTCGCCATCGTGACAAGGTGGCAGCATTCAAGCCTAAGTCCCCGGCTAGCATGTCCTGAGTGGGCGGTGTCCGTATAAATTTTGGCGTGGCCAGCCATTCTTGAAAACGCTTCTGATTGGTTGTCCAATTATTGACATTATCTGACATGCCCTACGCCCCTCGTTCCCACTCTCTCAACATCCCATCAGCCATGCCCCGCCGCTTGCGGTCTGCGTGCGTCCGGTTGTCTCTGCAATAGGGACATGCCCCGTGGCAGCGGCACGTTACGTCAAAGCGCTTGCTCTTGGTGTAGGGTTGTCGCTTGCGTGACCGACTCATTACAGCCCCCTGAAGTACCGTGCAATGTCACCCCAAACCATCGGCACCCCTGACGCCACAAAGCACATGATCAACGTCTGCCAACTGAGGAACCAATCGTTCCCCGCCGGGTACTTGCCGTAATCAATCAGCAGGGCAGCGACCACCGTATAGGCCACGCCTAGCACCACCAAAAGCGACGTGTAAGGATTGACGCCGTGGCTTTTCTGCCTCAGGAAATCAACGCCCGCATTATGGACAATGGAGATTAAGAATAGCCCGGTGAGTCCTGCCCATAATGAAATCATGTTGTCACTTATCTGCCAGTCCAAGCGCCTCGAATTTGCGCCGGTACTGCTCAATCTGCACTGTGAGGATTTTATTTTCATTCTCGCGCATGTCGGAAATGGCACGTAACCGGCCTACTTCGTTTTGCAGTTCCGTCAACCGCTCCAGTAGAAAATGTATCTGGCTTTCCTGCTGCTTGATTTTACGGCTCAGGCTGGCCAGGTCATCGACAACCTCAGCGCCCGTTTGTTGACGTAGTGCCAGATACGCTACAACCGCACCGATAGCCAGCGTGCCGACAAAGTAGAATTCGGGGGATAGCATTAGACCCCCGGCGGATCGGTATGTGCAAACTCAAGCAGCAAGGCCAACGAAACTATTGCCACTCGATAGACTGCGGTGAATGTGAACGTGGCGTACCACATGGTCCCCATCGTAAAATAAACGGCCAGCCCGACCACCGCCACCATACGCCCGGCGTATGTTGCCCGGTGCTTTGCCGTGAGTCCCGTAGCCAGCCCCAAGGCCAGGAACATGACCACGTATCCCCACATTGGCAAAAAGCGAGTCTGGTACAGGAATGACGTGGTGAGTGGTGACTGAGATAAATAGATTTGCAGATAGCCGATCCCGTTGGCAATCATCAGCCCAGCCAGGAATAGGCGCAACCTCTGCGCGTTGGGGATTTCGTATACTTTGCGCCATATT